GGAAAGCCGTTACCCTTGCAACCTTTCGCGCTTTGTCGCCTTGTCGGACTGGCTACCCGTGGGCTGTTGCCTACTAAAACTGGCAATTTCCGGTAGTGCGCTTTGTTCTGTAGCCGCTTTTTTGCGGCATGGATTGAACTATATGCCGCGCATAACAAAGTGTCAAGGTAAATATTCATGCGATGCGTTAAACAGTGTTGACAATTCATATTGCCAGGCATAATAATTGATGTATGGAAAAATCATCTGAAAAATTACCGATTGAAAGGGCTATTGATATTGCGGGCGGTTTAAGCGCAATGGCTAGAGCGCTCGGAATAAGCGCGCCCGTTGTTCACCAATGGAAGTCAGACAAACATAGCCGACCTATCCCTTCTGAGCGTTGCTATGAAATTGAGCGCATTACCAATGGCGCCGTGACATGCGAAGAGTTACGTCCTGACCTTGCGAATATGTGGGCATACCTTCGCAGAAGAAGGAATCGTCGAGGAAGAAAAGCTCCATGAGTCACCTCGCCAGAAATACCGACCCGATCACCAGCCATCTTGCCGCCGCGCGCGTGCATGAGTTCGGCAAAAGCCATATCGACAAGATCGTCGCGGCGCTGATCTTGTGGGGGCCGATGACAGCAGACGAGATCGCGGAACGCTCAGGTCTCGACAAATACCAGGTTTGCCGACGTTTGCCAGAAGCGGAGAAGCAAAACCTTGTCAGCGCGACCGATGCAGTCAGAAAGACGGGAAGCGGTAGATCGGCAAGAGTATGGAAGTCGGAAAAATGAGCATTGAAGCACTTTCGTGGGCCTTTAATCTCGATCTCCCGAGTTCTGGCGCAAAACTCACGTTGTTGGCGCTTGCTAACTACTCCAATGAGTCCGGAGAGGCTTACCCAAGCCAGAAGGCAATGGCTATCAAAACATGCCTATGCGAGCGCGCAATTCGCACCCACCTGGCAACACTTGAGAGCTTGGGGATTATCTCAAGAGTTTCCAGGAAGAGAGAAAACGGCTCATTTACAACCGACCTTTTCCGGCTGAATATTGGTGCTGTGTCCAGCGGCAGAATCTGCCAGCGGCAGAATCTGCCAGCGGCAGAATCTGCCAAAACCCAGCGGCAGATTTTTCCAAACCCAGCGGCAGAATCTGCCGGACATGAATCACCACTAACAACAACCGTCACTAAAACCAAGAAAGATCAAAAACACTGTGCAATCGCTTCGCGCTTGCCAGAAGATTGGGAACCATCCGACGACGATATTGCGTTCTGCAAAACGAAACGCCCAGACTTGAACGTCAGGGACGTTGCTGACGAATTCCGTGATTATTGGGTTTCCGTTGCAGGAGCGAAGGGAAAGAAGCAGGATTGGCCTGCTACTTGGAGAAATTGGGTGCGACGACAAACCGCCAGGGCTTCACCTGCAAAACAGGAAAAATTCGACCCCACTGAGTTTGTAAACAGGGGTAGAAAAACGGATGGAGGAAATGATGGATTTATCAACGGGGAAGCGCGGCGTGTGGCTTGAAGTCCATGCAGGACTCGGAATCAGCCTGATGGATCACCTCTACAACCGCATGGAGGGGATGTATCCGCAGCGCTGGAAAGCTAACTTCCCGAGCGCGACAAGCATCCAGAACTGGCGCGAATCGTGGGCTGAGGCATTCGAGGATGAGCGCATCACGCCGCAAGACATCGCGGCAGGACTCAAGGCTTGCAGGAAAAGGCATGATTGGCCGCCAAGCCTTCCCGAATTCATCAGGGCATGCAAGCCGCCTGTTGATTACGAAACCTTGTTTTCTGGCGCCGCAGTAAGCGTTTCAACGGGGAAGTGGGAAAACAGGCTGGCGTATTGGGCCACTCAATCTGTCGGATCGTTCGAGGTGCGAAACGAGCCGTACGTGAGGATGAAAACCAGATGGACGAAGGCGATTGATGAATTACTGGAAGATGGCGAATTGCCTGAAATACCACCTGGCAGAGAGGCGTTACCGGCCCCAGGGAAACAATCAATCAGCAAGGAAGAAGCTGCTATGCGTGTGAATGAGTTGGGCCTCGATCCAAAACGGAAAGAGCCGAAAGCATGGGCAAGGATGATTCTTGAATCGCCAGCCGTGTACCCAGCAATCTCGATAGCGTTCGCAAAACAAGCATTGGGGGTGTCAGCATAATGGCAGTCTCTGGTGATGAACAACAAAACTATGCGAACCTTGTCGTCCAGGTGCTGGTTATAGCTATCGACGATTACGAGAAATTTAAGGACTCAAAAAAAGGTAGCACAGAATACAATGCATGGGAAGATGCAGACTCATGGATAAACCACGAAGGGAACGAACCATGGTCGTTCAAGTGGTGCTGTGAGGTAGTTGGGTATGACTACCAGGAAATCCGTAACGGGATAAGCAGACGCGATAGAAAGCACTCGATCACATATGGATTCAACAATTTCCGCAAATTGCCAAGCGTCAGGGATATTTATTGAAATGAACGCCGACGAACAACAACACCGGGTAGAAACGTCCGATCCATTGCAACCAGGCCAACACACTGATCCGCTGCTGGCTCTTCGTGGCTCAAGGTATGGTGCATTCGCGGACAACGCAAAATTGTCTCAAGCACTCAAGGCAGTAATGAGAAGCGGGCCGAATTGGGAATCGCTGGATGCCGACATGAAAGAGGCACTGGAAATGAATGCGCACAAGATCAGCAGAATCTTGTGCGGCGACCCTAATTATGACGATTCGTGGGTGGATATTGCAGGATATGCAACCCGCGTGGCAGACAGATTGAGGTCTTAACGTGGGAAACGAAACCATCATCCACGAGCCGGCCTGCGAGGTAATCACCGCTCCAGAGTTGGCGAGTGCCGCATTCAGAAAGGTATGGGATGCAGCAACTGCCGCGCTGGATGATGGCATGGCCGGTGAATTGACTTGGACGCCGAAGAAGCGCACCAGAAGCCTTGAGGCAAATTCCTGTATGTGGGCGCATCTTACAGATTTATCTCGACAAGTGAACTGGTACGGGCATAAGCTATCGCCGGAGGACTGGAAGGAAGTCATTAGCGCGGGTCTGAGAACTCAGCGTGTCGTTCCTGGAATTGATGGCGGATTCGTATCCATCGGAGTGAGGACATCGAAAATGTCTGTGAAAGAGATGTCGGCCATGATCGAGCTATGCGTGGCCTTTGGAGCGCAGCATGGGGTTAGGTTTACGGCTCCGAAATGGACGTACGAATGAGGCAGAAAAAATGCTCAGTCTGCCGAGAACCATTCCAGCCAGTCAGGCCATTGCAATCCGTGTGCGGTTTACAGTGCGCCGTGATAGCGGCAGAATCTGCCAAAGCGAAGCAGGTTCGCAAGGAATACAGATCGGCAAAACAGAAGATGAAAAGCCGCGCCGATTGGCTTAGAGAAGCCCAGGCCGCATTCAACCGTTATATTCGCCTGCGCGATCATGACAAGCCGTGCATATCATGCGGCAGGCAACATCAGGGACAATGGCACGCAGGACACTATCGCAGCGTAGGAGCATGCCCTGAGCTTAGGTTCATGGAGTTGAACGTGCATAAGCAGTGCGCACCCTGCAACGACCACCTCAGCGGAAATATTGTCGAGTACCGGAGAGGCTTGATTGAGCGCATCGGAATTGATCAAGTGGAATGGCTGGAAGGTAATCATGAGGCCAAGAAATACACCATCGAGGAAATCAAGGCCATCAAAGCGGAGTACACACACAAATCGAAGGAGTTAATGAAATGATTGATGATAATGAATTAAAGATGCTTTTCTGCAAATCCTGTGCTTCTGATCCTTTTGGAGATGGATGGACTGAGATTGTTAAGTACGGTCGAGCCGTTGCTATTGCCACACTTGAAGATGCGGCGACGTTGATCGAGCTTGAATATGCGCCAGACAAAAAGGCACATGACAGGATGAAGCAAATTGCGCAGCATGTGCGGGACATGACGGCACCGGAAACAGGGATTAAAAAATGCGGGGACGAATAAAAGTAGGTGCGTTAATTACTCAGGATTTTGCAACAGGCCGCTGGCCTGCGAAAAGCGGAGGCTCGGATACTGTCCCGGATATAGAATTCGACTGCAAATGGAATGGATCATTCTGGGAGTGTATCGCAGATGGATATGGGATGTTGGGTTATGCTGGAGAGTACGGCAACGGAAGCGTTTTTGTGCATGATATAGATGGCGTGATTGCATCTTCTAACGCATAGGTAATGTGGCCGCTCCAGCGGCTCCCGCTTGACCGCTGGGTTTGGCGGAACTTTTTACAGGAGATTGAAATGGACTGGATGGACGCTGAAGAACTCGCGGTGGTTGTACTAGGGATGGACGAAGAGACGGCAGACAGTAATGCCATTGAGCAGGCGCTGTACGACAGGTTCGATATTTCGATGGAGCAATTCCATAAGGTCGCCGAGGCGCTGATGACATTCACGATTCCGGCACAAGCAGCGATCAGCGGGGAATCTTTCAATGGTTTTGTGAAGGACGGCGTGTTCATCTGCAAGCAGCGGGTGACGCCTAACGTAGGGTTGTGCGTCAAAACGTAACTACGGAGTGAGGTAAATGAATGAGTTGGCACTTTTTGCAGGAGGGGGTGGCAGCATCTTGGCAGCACACCTGCTTGGATGGCGCACCGTTTGCGCTGTTGAACTTGATCCCGGTGCAAGACAAATCATCCTTGACCGACAGCGTGACGGGATACTTGAGCAATTCCCGATCTGGGATGACGTGCGGACGTTCGACGGGAACGTTTGGCGTGGACATGTCGATGTTGTTACAGGAGGGTTTCCTTGCCAAGACATCAGCCGGTGTGGAGCTGGGGCAGGACTTAGCGGTGCAAGGTCTGGATTGTGGGCGGAGCAGAAAAGAATCATTTGCGAAGTTCGACCCAAGCTCGTTGTCGTGGAAAACTCCCCAATGCTCACTACTAGAGGACTCGGAACAGTCCTTGGAGACTTGGCCGGGATGGGGTTCGATGCAAAGTGGGGAGTGTTCAGAGCTTCAACCATTGGAGCGGCTCACCATCGAGCACGAATTTACCTGGTTGCTTACCCCCACGGCACAAAGCTGGAAGGCTTGGACTTTCCGAAACCCGCTGAAATTGATACGAAAGAATCACGCAGACGGCAATTTGCAAGAGCAATTGATGCGACTTTATCAGCGGATGATTACACCTCGATGCCAAGAAATCCTGATGATGTGGCCAGAGGGATGGACGGGCTCAAAGCCACTGGCAATGGATGGGTTCCGGCAGTGGCAGCAAGAGCAGTGCGGATTTTGTTGACGCACAACTCGGAATAGGAACCAGAAAAGGGAAATAAAAATGGAAAACTATATTGTATGGTGCGAGGATTACGGCCAAAACGAGGAAGACGCCCGCAGGATAAATGCCTACGACGGGTGGTCGGCGGCGAGAGAGTGGGCCAAATGGCATGACCAGGAATATGCAGAATATGAAATTGCCAAAGGTGACGAGAAGGTTGTGACCGTGAAGGAAATCTCCAGCGGATTAGTCGAACAGTACAACGTGATCGGAGAGTCTGTTCTTTCGTACTGGTCAAGAAAGGTTCACAACGCCTAAAATGGGTAACAAGATGGAAAACTACCTTGGAGACGTGCAGAAAATGTGGTTTCAGCGCACGCAGGAGCCCGAAGTAATCGAGCGCCCAAGCTGCTACAACCGCCCAGCATTCGCGCGCATTATTTACTCCGAAGAGTTTCGGGACAAGTGGTACAAATTCCGCCAGACGCGCGACTGTCCGCACTGGAAACCTGGCGGAAATGCCCATGTGCGGAAAATGTGCGACTCTG